CTGCAATGGTCAGTTGATGAGTCTTTTCTCCATCATTTTTAAGCAATTCGCTAAAATCAGTATCATCTGGATTCCAGCCCAGGGGCATTCTTCCCCTAAGGTCGGTGCACTCTTTCCAGCCCTCTGGTATAGGTTCGCTGGCTGGTTTCCCCCAGATTGCAATTAAACCGATAGGTACAGGGCTTTTTTTGTTTTCAAGGGCTTTAATCCTTTTCTCGAAATCCGCATTCTTTACCCCTTGCTTTATCAAATTATCCACACGCTTAAAGTCTTCCCATCTAAAGGTTTTATCGGGTGTAGAGCTTCCGAATGTTACATATCGTGTAATCTCAATAGGTTTAAACGAACCGTCTTCAAAAGTTCCTGATACTGCCTCTTCTTTGATAAAGACATTAGCTGAAAGACTTCCGCCTCTGAACTCCAATACTTCTTTGTTCACATAGACTACTCCGTTGCTCACTGTGTTCCCTGTGATTTCACAGCCCGAAATAATTACCATATCACCAGCCAAATTCCCAAGCGTGTTAAGGATATGGAAAGAGCTTTGCAGAAAATCCAAATTATTGGTATCCAGCGGAAAGCCTCCTGTTTGTTTGTATCTTACTACATTCATGTTAATATTCTTGTATTTTATAGCGTTTTGAAGCTAGTTTATAAAAATCTATTAAGTATTTCATTTCAAATTCATTATACAGCAGTCCTCTCGGAACCAGTACGATAAAATCAACTCCTGTATCGCCATAATCGGCTCTTTCATAGAGATAAATCGTACCCAAAAACTTCGGTTTTTGCTCTCCCCTGGTATAGATATACTGCCGTTGAAACCTGTTCCCATCAGTTATCTTTATCCGCCTTAATGAAACATCAAACTTATCGTTAAGCGCAGCGCGGAGGTAGCACACCTGCCCATTGTGAGCGATATTGTAGAGGTTAGCATTCCTATTCACATTGAAATCATCGGCTATCTTTATCAAAGGATAATGAAGCGCCCGAAGCCATGCCGAGAGTTTTTCCCTGCGGAGGAAAGTCGGAGTAAGTAAGCTCGTGAGCTTTGGAATATCTAAATTAAACCACATATTCAATGTTGTTAAAGCTTTCAATTTTGAAATACCCCGAAACAGGGATTTTCTTTACTTCTATGGTCTCATAACCGCCGTAATCGTTTACTCCCGCGTCAATCCATTTGCTTTCAGCGAGGATAATGTGCGGAATCCTCACGCCCTCTACCTGTTGGAGAGCATCCACCAAGTGTGCAAGGACTAATTCTCCATCAAATGGTAAATTCTTCAAATACTCTTTAATCGCCTCCTCCACAGGTTTTTTACCCGTTATGATGCTTTGTCCGTTTTCATCCAAAACCAATGGGTCTCGGTAGATTTTCATCTGTAATTTCAAGACATCGGGCAGATAGTTGATAACCGTAATTCTTACCCCTGCATCTTTGATTTCGTTCATGTAAGCATCAAAAGATGCTTTTTGTCCCACAGTGATTGGCTGGAGTTCTCCGCCTTGTTCAGTGGCAATCTTGACAATGAGACGGCTCTCTGTATCTGCTTCGGTTACCGCAGAGAATTTGACTATTTTGGAAGCCGAAATTTGGTCTTCGGTAAATCCTTGATTATTGAATTTATCCGTGTCCGGAATGAGGTCAAAACCATACTGAAAGGCTAATGCCTTGTTTCTATACCAGCGTGCCGTGTGTGGCTTTAGTTGTGTTAAGGCATCTAAAACCTCCGCCTTGTGCTGGTCAAAAACCAACTCCAGCGTGTAAATCACAAATGCTGTGATGTACGCCCAAAGCCTCCATATTGCCACCTTGCTGGTGGAGGTCAGCCCTGCAAGAGCTGGCTCTGATTCCTTCGCCTTGATGATTTCGTTGTTGATTTGTTCTATACTTCGTGCCATTTTCTAACTTACTTTAAAATCTGTTTGAATAACCCAATATCCGATACCCTCTAATCTTTCCTCCTCTGGAAGCATTATTACTGCTGTGGCAGGTTGAAGCCTTTTTGAGGTATAATAATTCAGCACATCGCTGTCTTTATTCACGCTGTCTGGGAGTTTAATTTCAGTCCCTGCGGGTAAATCATCGGTCAGACTCAGACCATTTACTACTGCAAGAGCAAAGGTATTTTCCACCGCTCCTGTGTGCTGTATGGCTATATCTAAAAGACTTTGATTGTGTAATATGATGACCTCCATCATTGTATCTTTATTATTGTTACATTTCCATTAGGACAAGTAGCAGTTATGGTTACTTCTTTTATTTCTTCTATCACAGCAGAAGCTATTTTCTGGCTTACTTTGTCTAAATAATCATTTTCGTTCTCATTCTCCATTTCTTCTGTCCAAGCCTTTTTTATTTTTTCTTTTAATCTTGTGATATTTAATGCCATTTTAATTTTCTTTTAAAAGCTCTTTAAACCTGTTTTCTATTTCCTTAAATTTCGGCTGGTTGATAAGCCGTGTTGTAGGACCTCCCGAAACTGTTAAAAATTTCATCTTCTGGATTTCCTGTAATAGATCTGTCATCAGCTTTGCCAATGTTTCGTTTTCTTTTTTAAGTAAGAAACCTTCCTTTATTTTAAATTCGGTATTCTCTACTTTTACATGATATTCTTCTACTTCATCCGCCCAGATTAAGAAAGGTGTAGTAGGGTTATTATCTATCATTCCGATAAGACATGCAGAATCTATTTTAGGCTTCACAGAGATATGGTCTAACCCTAATAGAATATTGTAATAAGGTTCTTCATCATCTATTCCTTTTGCTGTCATTATCTTATTTTCCCAATCCACTTCCAGAACTTCTGCCCAAACAGTCTGAATAGGAACAAAAGATTTGATTTTCTCTGAAAGGGTTTGTTTTAGTTTATCTGCTTCCATATTTAAAATGCTTTAAATCCTAATCCTATTTCCTGCCTATAACCGCTGTCTTTTGTAAAAGTCTTTTTTACACTGTCTATGTAATAAGTTCCCTGTCTGTCTTCATATAGAGAAGATGTTAGTTTTACTTTCTGCCCATGCTGGACACTTGGAATACCAAAAGTGGTAAATGAACCATCAAAACCGTCTTTTTTCTTCTTTTTATAAAGGTCTTTTACGGCCTCTTCTAATTCTTTCTTGGTCTTTACATTAAAAGTCCAGTTAATGGTTTCATTGGCATTATTGTCTCCATATTCAAATTTTAATTTTTTATCTTTTTCCTTTGCTTTTACTGCTTTCGCTACATTTTGTGCGGTTTGTCCGATGATTTTCACTAATCTGCTTTCTGCGGAGATGTAGTTTAAATCATTACTGACACAATTTCTCTCTAAATCAAATTCTTCAAAATTCCCCTTATCATCTTTTATATCAGAATAGGGTTTTGCAACTGAAAGTTTTCCATTTCTGATGAAAGTATAAATGTTCATATCACTCTGCAATTTGTTAAGTACTTCCCCAAGAGTTACTTTCGTAAATCTTACTGCTCCAAGTGATATATGAGCATCAATATCTACTGGATAGTCCTTTATAACTTTTTCAAAAAAGCCTTTTAAACTGATGTTAGGGGAGGAGAAATTAACAGGTATTTGTTTAAGTTTCCACATCTCATCTTCTAGTTTTATACTAATGGGAATATCAGCTGAAACTTGGTCTATATAACCGCTAAACTCTAATTTTAAATCTCCATCATAACCCAGATAAATTTCTACTTTATCTCCTCTCTGAAAGACATCTTTTACCTTTTGTCTATCAAAATCCTTTACATTTCTAGGAAGTATAATTTCTGCTTTTCCACAGATATTTTTCCACGATAGTTCAATTTCACAAGAAGAAATCTGAAATATAGAAAAGCTCTCTCTTCGGTCATTTTTTAAAAATCTGATTTCTGCATTCATTGTAAAGGTCATCGCTCTATCTTTTTGTTATTTGCAATTCTATTGCTTCGTCACTTACCGCTTGAAATTCAATAGGGATAACATCAGGCGAACCTGTTATGCTCTTAATATCCATATCTTCCAGCACGATACTTGTAATTCCTTTTTCCAAGAATAAAGAGCCTTGAACCCCAATACTTCCTGTTATTTGAAACCATTCTGTAAGGTGCTTTTCAAAATCTCTGGCGGTCATATCTCTACCTTTTATACATAGTGCTCTTATTCTTATATTCCAGTCATCAAATCCGTATATCTCTTTGACTGTTCCATTAGAGCCTAAAACATTGGTTTTTACAATATTCTTTGCTCTGCTGAAATCCACCATGGTTGCATCAGGAAGCCAGAAATCAGACATACTAAAATCGACTATCTTCCCTTTGTCATCATATTTTTTAAAAGTTCCTCCACGAAACATGATTGGAAAAACAACAGGAGTTCCATAGATGCTTTGTCTGGCTACATCTTTATAAACAGGTTCTTCTTTTAATTCTGCTTGATAGCCCGACATATCTACTTCTTGAGGTTTTCCGATAGGAAATGGCATATAGATAGGTGTTGTTCCAAAAGCAAGTTTGAATAACTGCCCTAATACTACACGATTGTCTATTCCTAAAATTTCCTTATCTGTCATTTTTTATCTGTGTTTCTATTTTGGTTTTTAGATTCTCAAAGTCTTTTTCATCTAATGCAAGGTGTATTCTCATTTCTCTTTCCACTGCGACCGTATCTGTTTTTCCTTTTATAAACTGATAAAGATTAGGACCGAGCAGGGGGCTTTGTTTCCATTCTCCCTGAACAGACTGCAGAATTAGAGCTACTTCCTGCATTTCACTTTCGTGGGTATCAAAATCACCATTAAGGGTTTTAATGTCATTATTCTCATCAAGTAAAATATCTTTCATAATTAGTCTAATGCTACTAGTCCATCTCTGAGCCTGTCTGTAATTTGTCCTACAATTTTATCTGCAAAGTTGTCACTCCTTGTTTTGCCGCTGAAATGATTGTTAATTGTTACAGTCACATTCATTGTCCTGTTTCCTTTGGAACCCGACATACTAATGCCGTCTTCATCTCCTGCTGCTACCTTCCCTTTTTTACCTTTTTTCTCTTTTTCTTTTTTAGCAAAAAGCTTATCATAGTCTATTGTTTTTGTAGGTGCAGAAGCAGAATCAGAAGGATTTAGTTGAATATCTGCAGTCCCCTTTATAACTTTATCTATATCATTTTTAATATTTCCAATTCCTTCCTCTTCTTGGTCTTTTCTAAAGCTTTCTCTTCCTTTCTCTTCTCCTCTTTTATAAGCATCTTTTACTTTTCCAAAAACTCCTTTTGCCTTATCCCAAACGGCTTTTACTCCATCTATCACAGGTTTTAAGAAGCCTAAAAAGCTTTTGACTTTTTGCAAGATTTTATTAAAAACATCCGAAACGAAATCCCATACTCCTCCGAAAATATCTTTAAAAAAACCTGAAACAGGAGAAAATATACTTTTTAAAGAGTTCCAAATATTTAGCGATATATTTTGTAAAGTAGTCCATGCCCATCTGAATTTCTCAGCAACCCAGTTCCATGCAGAAGAGATTACATTTTTAATCATATCAAAGACCATTTTTGCCATCTGCCAAAGCCATTTGAAATATCCTACAATGTTATTTATGATAACCTTTATAAAGCTCCACATCCAGCCAAAATGAAGTTTGACTACTTCCCAAATTCCATAGCAGAAAGCTCTAAATCCTTCTACATTATCCCAAAGCCAATCGAATAGTGCAATGAGTGCGGCAATTGCGGCTAATATCCAGCCAATAATAGGGATAGACTTTATTGCAGCAGAAACCCCTTGTATGGATTTTTTAAGAACCCTTAAAGCAAGAGACAATCCGCCAGAACTCACTGCTGCCCACAGAAAAGAAAGTTTTAACCTATTGCTTATCAGCATCAGTTGGAGTTTTTCTCTGGTCAGGTTCTTGATTATCTTAGTGTTAATCCAGTTTAAAATGGTTTCAATTCCTAAAATGGTATTAACAGCTTTCCCCACAATCTTAATCCCCTCCATTGCGTTTCTCATGTTAGCCATGACACTTACAGAAGTTGCCATTGCATTAACAAAGGGCTGAATATGTTTGGTCACATTTCCCACTGCGATATAGAAAAGATTCCAACGCTGGTTACGGCGTTTTTCTTTTTCCGCAGAAGTGTCCATAATAACCGCAGCTTGTTCATAGGCTACATTGGTGCCTGTAATCTTTTGCGCCAGTTCTTCTTGCGAATCAGCGGAACGAATTAGAATTTGTGCTGCTGCAGCATTCTCACGCCCAAACACTTCTGTAAGTGCGTTAATATCATGCTGTATAGGTTTTAGCTCCCTTAATCTATCTGCCCAAGAAGTATGGGTATCTGCCATCTTCTTTGTGTTTACTCCATAAGCTTGTAATATCTTAATAGCATCAGTGCTCAGCTTGGTTTGAGCGGACATATTAGTGATAACATTTCGGATAGCTACACCTGCTTCAGAACCATATTTTCCACCTTCTGCCATTGCCTGTATTGCAGCATTGGTTTCTTCAAAAGAGAGATTTGCCAGTTTAGCTGAAACCCCAGCCTGTACCAGTGATTCCGATATTTGAGGGATTTCCGCTGCACCTTCTTTTGCTCCAGCAGCCATGACATTTATCATTCTACGGGATTCATCTGCAGCCTTGATAGGATTAGACAAATCCACTTGAAACTGAAGCATTGAAGTTGTGATAGCATCAGTAGCTCCTTTAATATCTCCTTCCATGGTTTTAGAGAGTACATTAACAGATTCTCCCAATGCTTCCATTGCCTTATCACTGCTTCCTATATCTGGACCCAAACGGGAAAGAATAGTTTTGAAGGCCTCCAGATTGGTATTTACATCCTCTCCAAAAGTTCTGGTAAGATTTTTAGCTTTTGTATTAAGTTTTTCTAAATCTTCCCCAACAGCCCCTGTAATAGCTGAAACTTCCGCCAATGCACTTTCATTTTTTACTGCTGAATCGGTAATTCCCTGCAGACCATTTTTAATATTCTGCATGGAATTATCTATCGCCAACAGGTCAATAGCACTCACTCTTTTTATACAATCTCCCAGCTTGGAAAACAACTCTGTTGTACTCTTAACCGCAGATTTCACCTTATCCATTCCCTTTATTATAGAACTGGAATTAAAATTTAGCGTCCAAGTTGTTGTATGATTACTCATTTTTGTTTATCTTCGTATAAAATTAGTTGTGATGGAAGGATTATTCTATTTTATTGGTTTTATTCTTTTGGTGGGGTATATACTATTAAAAGTGCTTTACCATGTTTTAAACACAGCCTCTGTTTTGACAAAAAACCTCACTGGTTACAGAGAAGAGAGTAAAGAGGAGAAAAAATCAGAAGATTATTCTGTATTTAAATCTCGTCGTCCTCTTTCTTAAACATCTCGTGGACAATTTCTCCCACAGCTTGTTTGACTGCTGAATACATTGTCATCCTCTCTATTTTCATTAAATAGTCCGCTTGGCTGTATGCCTCTATCCATTCTTCTACATCTTTAATTTCAGAAGGATTTACTCCTAACTTCCCCCGAATAACAGCATTGATTTTTTTAAAAGAATTGTCGTCATCATCTGTATTAAGAATAGACGACTCTATACTTTTTTTAACTCACTTCTTGCTCCCTTCATCAAGTCCCCGATTCGGGAAGTAAGTTCTGTAAATATACTTGCATCCTGCTCTAGTACATCCATGTCGCCAGCAAGAACACAGTTGGCTATCATGGCATCAGAAGAGGCTTGTACATCCCCTTCATACTCTTTGCTGGAAAGAAGGTAAACAAGAGCCTTGCTTGGCTTTTTTACTAAATATTTCAGTGGTTCTGCAGAGTCTTCTTCTGGATAGATTTCTATAATTCTAAGTCCGTGAGGATGTTTTAATTTGAAATCTTCTACAACGCTTTCAGAGAAAGCTGGTTTTTGATTATTCATTTTAAAGTTGTTTTAAAGCTGTTATAAATTTATTTTAAACATTTCCCCAAGTAATATGACTGATAAGCATTTCATGTTTGTGTACCATTTTACCTTCGTTATTTTTCACAGATTTTGTTCTTCCTGTAAATTGGGCATTGTGTATAATATCCATTGTAATAATCCCTGTTTGAGGGTTTACATATTGAACATTGATGTCAAAAGGAGCTATATCCTGCAGACGACTTCCAGGAGGAAGGGTTCTTTGTATGGCTTGTTCCTCTTCTACATAGAGAGAAAAAGACAATTTAGCTTCATAGTTTCCCTCTGTCCATCCTATGGGCATTCCGCCAGCTCCATAGGCGTTCTCTTTTTTTGTGTTATCATTGTATTCTATTTCTTCAATGCCAACAACATCACGCCCCATGATATTTACAGTAGTATTGTTCCAGCCTGTCAGTTTTCCGAGATAGTTTGATATTTTTGTTTTTGCCATTTTTATTAAAGTTTATTTGTTAGACTTAAATCTACATTGAAAGAATGAACAATATCATCTACTACAATTTTTACTGAGATTTTAAGCGGTTCATCTTCTGTTGGAGACTGTTTTTCACTGATATAAATTTCTCCTCCACTGATGTCGTTTTCCGCCTCCATTCTCTCAATAGAAGCCTTAGCACAGACACGCTCCCAATGAGCAATTGTTGTTGCTTTGATGTATCCTGTTGAGGGGTCTTTCTTTACCTTTCCTTTTAGAAATGGTGCCAGAGCTTCACGGATAAGCCTTGCTGCTTTATTCCAAACCCTGTTATTTTCTATATAAGCATAATCACTGGTCTTGGTGCAGCAGGTTGCCGAACCAGAAAAATACATACCAGAAGCCCCGATGTAAGGACCAACAAAAATGTAACCTTTTGCTACTAAACTTTTTATCTGTTCATTAGTTAGTTCTGATATTTTTTGTCCTGTGGATAAAGAGGCTGTTATAAATCTTTTTAGCCCTGATTCGGTTAAAGAATAAAACGAACGCCCCTTCTTATCGTCAGGCTTGTTGAGAATATCCGTTGAACCGATATTTTCTGAAACCTGTCTTACACAAAGCATTCCTAAGGCTGAACCAATAGCGCCATGTCTTGCATTTTCTGTTTCTAATCCTGCTATATAGGCATCTTGGCCGATGATTACAGAGATGTTTTCAGCATTCTTTTCTCTTAGATTTGGGTATTCATTGAAAGAATCTATTCCAGTAGCATTTCCACCCTCTAATAGAACAAAGTCTATAAGAATACCATCTTTTTTTAGCTCATTTACTAGTGAAACCTGTAGATTGTCTACCAGCCCTGCTACTTCCTTCAAATTTTCTGTAAATCCGAAATATCCTACACCTTTGATTTCTGGATTTTCCTTAATGGTTTGTAATACCTTATCAGTTACAGAGGTTATCCCCGAATTAGGTGCTACTGGCAGGAAAATCACAGTTGCATTGGGAGATAAACGGAAAACTTCCGAAATGTGATAATGAGCAAGCACTTTATTGTTTGCATCGTAACTTTCGTTAATTTTCAAGTTCTCTGCATCTTTTGTCTGTATAAGCTTTACAGCTTTATTGTGGGCAATAGAAGCCGACCCTACAGGTACTGCCCCCACTAACAGTACGACACTATCATTAGTTTCGGTTTGTCTACCTAAACCTCCATCTATTTTATTAATTTGTGTTCCTTGTAAATTTCCCATTATTCAGAAAGTTTTTGTTTAAATTCATTAAGTGCTTTAATAAGCGTTGGAGCTTTCATGTTTTCTGTTTCCAATCCAAAATACCACACTAAATCTTTCAATTGTGTATAATTTTTAGAGTCTAACTCTAATTCTTGAAGCTCTTTTACTTTGGCTTCATACTTTGCTTTTTCTTCTGAAGGGTCAGCCCCTCTATATTCTGGAGAATCTGATGTAGGAGTATTTTCCTGCTTAGGTTCTACAGATGCTTCATCAAAACTTCTTACATATCTTTTATAGGTAAGTCCCTTGTCATCAGCATGCATAATGGCTCTATTTTCTTCAAAAAAAGACTGTCCGTCTTCTGTAACATATACATCTTGATGATTAGGATAATCCTCAAAAAACTGCACTGCTACTGCTTCTAACTCTGTGGTTGTTAATAGTGACTTTGACATTTTAATTAGATTTTAGATTTAATAAATAATGGAGCAATTCCGATAATGATAAATAGCAATAGACAGAGGCCTCCAAAGTACATAAGAGCCGAATGATACCACTTAAAGGGCTTTTCTATATATTGCACATTCGTTTTGGTTTCATGCTCTTTTACATACTTATCATATAGTTTGAGGGCTAATTTCTCGGCTTCCGCCTTGCAGTCTATCGTGAGTTTATTACCACTAAGTGTCACCTGTGGAGGTTGTAATATCCTGCCTTTTGGTGGATTTTTATAAATGGTTCTAATTTTGGGCGTTCCTCCCTCTGGACAGTCTATCATGACCTCAGTCCTTATGCTATCCTTCTGAGTTACTACTACGGTGTCTCTTACGAGGGTTTCCTTGGTAATGGTCTTCGTGTTCTCTATGATTAGCGGTTCTGCAGGCTTCCTGCTTCCGCAGGAAACCGCAAAAAACAACGCTAAACAGATAGATATGATTTTTAAATATGCATTTCTCATTGCTGTAAATTATAAATGTTTATATTCTTCTTTTGCGTTAAATGATGGACACGCTTTTTTTACATCTGGAAAGTCCCTGTGTCCTTGGATAATTGCCTTTGGAAACTGCTTTTTTAACTTTTTAAGTAAATCAAGCATAGCCTTTTTTTGCGCTGATGTCCTGTTGTCAATAGGTTTGTTCTTACTATCTACACCCCCGATGTAAGAGATGTTGATACTTACCGAATTAAACCCCTTGACTCCGTTAGACACTTTGTCTATTTCTAAAAGCTGGACTACCTCTCCATTTGGTTTTATAATAAAGTGATAGCCGGGCATCTTCCAGCCTAAATGAGCTTTCCAATAATGCTTAATGCTCTCTACAGATGTCGTCTGTGGCGTTGCCGTACAATGCACGGCTAAATACTTTATTTCTCTCATTGTTGTTTATGATTTACATTTAACCGCTTATAATAGCTGCAGCTCCTTCATCTTTGATTGCTACTGCTATCCAGTATATTCTAAATCCGATGGTGTTTTCTCTCCTTTCTGGATTATCTGCTGCTGCTCTTGCATATCTTGTAACTGTTCCAGGAGCTTTCACCGTATTCTTCTTATGAAGTACTACAGAAGCTTCTACGCTTGTAGCATCTGCTGACCCAAAAGGCTTTCTGGTAAGTGTTGTCTTATCATATTTTGGAGCATAAGTGGACTCGTAGATTTCAAATCCGTAATAAGAATTTGCAATCTTACCTCCATTGGCATCTTGGTATCTTTGCTTGAAAGATAAATCTTCTATCAGAAGGTCAGCCACATGGTCTGGACAAAGCACAAGTACACGCCCCTGCTTAGGAACTAAAAGTTTATCTAAAGCCTTTTTTAGATTTATTAAATCTTTTGCTGTCAGCCTTTTTCTTCCTGTTCCGTCATCTTCTCCGGTGGTTTTAAGCACAGGTGTTGTTGCTGTATTATCTGGAGCAATAGAATAAAGAGCGTGTTCGGCTGTTTTATCCTCTAATTCTTCCCGGTGCTGTTGCTGGACATCCCCAATTTTATCATAAGGGAGAGCATGCAGTTCTTCATCTGTTACAGTTGTATTTTCCGTATCATACATGTTGAGAGCAATGATAACATGTCCATCTTCTCTCTTGTTAGACTGGATAGGATACACTTGGTTATTGATGAGAACCTTTGGAGCCAAGCCTCTCTTAGGGATTTTAATGGTATCATTGTTTACCCATTGAGGCTTTGGCGTAAGTTCCTGAAGCCAAGTATTATCGTGTCTAAAATTTTTAATTAACTCACTTTCTGCAAGTTCATTTTTTAATGCTAAGTTTGATGTTGTTTTACCCATTTCGTACTATTTTAATCGTTTTACATCATTTATTTTCTCCTGTTATTGAAAATAGTCATTGCTTTTGCTTTGTCTTTTTTCATCAATTCTTCAAAGGCTTCTGGAGCTTGTTCTAACCAATCTTCATAAGTCCATTTTTCTTTGTCCTGAACAGACTCAAAAGATGCAGGATTTTCTATTTTTCCACTAAGCGCTTCTATTTTTGGCATTGCATTTAGAGCGGCTTCTGTTGCGTCATAATCAGCTGTAGCCAAATTTTCATAGGTTGCTTTTTGGTCTGCTGTTATTTTCTTATCTGCAATTGCTGCATTTACCAAAGTTTGTACTTTCTGTTTTTGAACCTCTCCTAATTTATTGGTAAGGTCAGCACTTACATCTGCTTTTCTTTTTGCTTCAGCCAAAGCAGTATAAATCTGCTCATCTGTGCTGTCTGCTGCTAAACCAAGTGCAGCAATAATTCTGTTTTTGTCCATTTTGTTATGATTAAATTTTGATTGTCCATGAGGAATTTTAGGAGCACCACAGGCTAATAACTGGTCTATAACATCTTCGCTCCACTCTATATCTGCAGTAATGATGTTTTGAATCAACCCCAATTCTTTAGCTTCTCTTGCGGTCATCCAGTAATCATTTTTCCAGAGTTCATCTATTTCTTCTTCAGTTTTGTTAAAAGCTTTGGCATAAGCTTCCCTGTATATTTTTTCGGTATTTTCAAGAAGCTTTAAATCTGCTTTAATTTCATCCGCTGTACCGTAAGTCTCAATGGAAGGCTTGTGTATCATCAGCTGGGATTCAGGATAAGCAGAAGAGGGGAACTGTGTTAATAAATAAGTTGCTGCACTCGCTGCCAATGCTCCCACAGTAATATTGACACTGTCAAATTTCTTAAGCTCTAAAACCATTCCCTGTGCTTCTATGGTAGAGCCTCCCCCAGAAGAAATGAATACATCGGCTTTTCTGATACCATTCTTAATAGCATGGTCTACAATTGTTCTAATGTCAGAAGCCTCATTACTATATCCCCCGATGTAGCCTATAATTTTAATATTGACTGACTGGGTATTATGATTTTCGTATGCCTCTATGATGAATTTTGATTTTCTCACTTCTGTCGTTATTGATTTCTGAGGCAAAATTGGAGTTTCAAAAATCCCTATGAAAAACGGTAAACCAAATTGGTATGAATTTCTTACCAAATTAGTACGGATTTCATACTAATTTGGGATAATGAATTTATTTCTACACGCTTATCTGTCAATTTTGCAGTAAGATTTAAGGATATGTCAAAGGAAACAGAACAAAAAATAGCGAAAGAACTTTATACCAACCAAAATAAAACTCCCGAAGAAATAGCACACAAGACGGGGGTAACCCTGCGGACTGTCCAGCGGTGGATAAAGGATGGTAATTGGAAAAAACTACGAGATGCTAAAGCTAATGGTTCTCCCCAAAGAATAGAGAGAACACAGCTTGTGGTAGATTCTTTAACTGATAGAAGAATACAGCTTATTAAAGACGAGACTAAAGCTAGAAAGGAATTAGAAGAATTAGAGGAATTGGGCGATTACGAAGAACTTAAAGAAGAAAAAGCAATTCTAAGGGTTAAAGTAGAAACTCTAAGAGCTGAAGCCGCCTCCATAGATGATGCTATTTCTAAATGGAATAAAAGAATAGAAAATCTTAATAAAGAGGGGAAAATAACCCTTTCTATCTATATGGAGGTAATGGAACGCATCTTTGAAGCTCTTAGGCTGTCTAATGAGCCTTTGTACATGCAGACTTTGGATTTTCAAGAAAACCACTTAGAAGATGTTGCAGCTAAATTGGTGTAAAAACATTCTTTGAAACATTCTTTAAAACAGCTTTAAACTCCTCAAAAATTCATTTTCTCAATTTTTATGTATCATTATGAAGATTAAAGATAAATTAGCCTTAGAACGCTATAAACAGAAATTAGCTTTTGCCCGTTCGGCAGGGTCTGAATTTGCCTTTGAAACCAAAGAGCAGAGAAAAGCAGCAATAGAGGAATGCAGAAAAGATTTTGGGAAAATGATAGAAAGGTATTTTCCGCATTATGCTGATTCCAAACCTGCTGAATTTCATTTGTATTGGGGTAAAAAAGTAGCCAGCGACCCTCTTTTCAGGGGTTTTGCCCAGTGGGGGAGAGCATTGGCTAAATCAGTCATTAATAATATCTTTATTCCCTTTTGGCTTTGGCTGAGAGGAGAACCTGTTTATTTTGTGCTTATTGGAAATTCCCAAGATAAAGCAGAGCAGTTGTTAGAAGATATACGAGCTGAATTTGAAGCTAATCCGAGAATACTTGCTGACTTCGGAGAACAGAAACAATTAGGAACATGGGAAAAACATTTTTTTCAGACCAAAGGAGGCTTTATTGCACAAGCTTTGGGTATGGGACAATCTGTAAGAGGTTTAAGGGTAAGAAATAAAAGACCTACCCACATCAACTGTGACGACTTGGAGGATAAGGAAATTAACAAAAACCCCAGAAGACAAAAAGAAGTAGCGGAATGGATTTTAAGAGACCTTATCCCTACTATGGACGGACCTATAAGGAGATTTACCTACTCTAATAACCGCTTTGCACAGGTAATGATACAGACACTTCTGCAAGAAATGAGACCTAAGTGGTTTATTCATGAAGTAAATGCTTATAATCCTGTAACCTATCAGCCTGCATGGAAAGAAAAATACGCTCCTGATTATTTCAAAATCATAGAAGAAGATTTGGGACCACTTCCTGCTAATGCAGAATACAACAACTCCCCCCATGTGGAAGGTGCTATTTTCAAAGATGAGCAGTTTCAATGGTGCGACCTGCCAAGATTAGACCATTTAGAAATAATTGTAGGACATTGGGATATTGCCTATGCAGGAACTGCCACCAGCGACTTTAATGCTGTTGCGGTATCAGGGCTGAAAGACAGAGATTTTTTCCTAATAGACGGCTACTGCAAACAAAGTAAAATGAAAGAAGTTGTAGAATGGATGTGTGATTTTCAAAAAGGACTTCCTGCGTCCGTGAGAGTTCACTGGCAGTATGAATCCCAATTTTGGAATGATGAAGTACAAAGAGTTTTAGAAGAAGTACAAAACGAAAAAGGAATCAACCTCTATATTATTAAAAAGGATTTATCCAAAGGAAAAAAGTATGATAGAATTTTAAAGCTGCATCCTTATTTCCAAAACAGCCGAATTTATTTCAGTAAAAAACTAAAAGCTAAAAAAGATATACAGGTAGGACTGGCTCAGCTCAAAGGAATAGAACCAAGCTATAAAGTTCATGACGACTTTCCAGATGCTTTCCAATACAGCATTGCCGAACTAGAACTTTATGTAGGAGCAAAAGGGAAAACTTTCTCTTATCGTGCTGGAAAAATGAAAGGTATCCACCGCTGGTAGCCTTTACTGGATAAACTATTATTTTTATTAAAAACACTTTAAATTATTAACAATGAAGTATTTAACCCTTGATTATCTCTATACTCATGCTTTTGAAAGAGCAATAAAAGAATCCACAGCCGACTTTGAACAGGCCATAGAGAATTTAGAAACAGAAACCATAAGCCTTGTAAAAACTTACCTGTACCGCTACTATGATGTGGCAAAAATATTTGCAGAACCGCCCGTAAAAAACGGAGTTTTGGATAAGATTATTACTAAGATTATTATCTACGAGGCAGTCCGAAGAAATGTTTATCGTAAGGTTAATAACGGCTATCAGGAGGATTACAAGTGGGCAATGGAAACGCTGGAAAAACTCAATACTGGCAGAATGACCCTGAGCGACCTCCCGTCAAAGCCCAAAGAATCCACAAATAATCCTAAGGATTCACTAATGCATGGCAATTTGTCTAACAAAAACTTTTTCATCTAATGTTACAGAATTTATATAAAAAAGCGGAGAACTTTTTTCTAAAAAGAGCAGACGAAAGACTGCTGAGAATAACCGCAGCAATTAAAAATGCCCGAAGCGGAGCGTTGTCATCATCTCTTACCCATAACGCAGAAACCATGCAGGTAAAGAGTTTGGAAGACTGGAAATTAGCTGTCCTTATGGCGACAAATCAATACAGCCCTAATCGGTTGTTTTTGCACCAGCTTTACCAAAATTTGAAATTAGACAATCATCTTGTTTCAGTGATTGAAAGCCGTATTCTCCACTCTCAGAGAAGTAACTTTAAGATTGTTAATGATAAAAAAGAAGAAAACGAGGATTTATCGTGGTTATTCCAAAGAACTTGGTTTGAAGATTTTATCGCTACGGCTCTTTGGTCTAAATTTGAGGGGACAAAACTTATAGAAATTTTTGTTACCAATGAAGCTGGAGAGTTAGAAGAAATCAGCGAAATACCATCATCTAATTTCAATACAGTAAAAGGAATCATTACCAAAGAAAATGGAGAAGAAACAGGCTGGGACTACCGCTCTGGGAAATATGCCAATTTTTATATTCAAGTAGGAAAAGACAGGGATTTAGGAATACTTGCGCAGATGGCTCCTATTATTTTAGCTAAAAAACTGGCAATGGGTTCATGGCTGGATTTTGTAGAGAAATATGGTATACCGCCATTATTCATTACTACCGACAGAGAAGATGAAAAACGAGGGCAGGAACTTTGGGATATGGCAGTATCCTTTAAGGCAGCTAATTTTATGATAGGAAGAGGAGCAGAAAAATTTGAAATTCCTAATGTTACTACTAATAATGCAGAAGCTGTTTTTGACAGCCTGATAGAGCGTGCCAATTCGGAAATGTCCAAAAGAATTTTAGGAGGGACAGGGCTGACAGATGAAAAAGGCTTTGTGGGTTCGGTAGAAATTCAGTTCCAGTTAGCAAAAGACAGATTTGAGAGTGACAAGCTTTTTTTACAAAACCTTATCAATCAGCAGTTAATTCCAAGACTGATAAAACTTTCTCCTGTGTATGCTCCCTTGCAAAATCATTATTTTGAATGGGACAATGCAGAAGTGTTTGATTCAGCAAAATTAGCTGATTTGGTAACCAAATTTGGTCAGCATTTTTATATCGACCCTGAATACATCCAGCAAAAAACAGGCATTCCCATTTTAGGCATTAAAGAAAATACCAATGAAACACCGATTAAATCCGAATAAGTTTTTATACCTGCGTTCTTTCTTCCGCAGGCTGGAGGCTTCTTATCATGATTTGTGCTGTGATGCAGAACCCTCTGCGCTTGACCTTTCTGATTATACTAAGCTCATAGAGGAGTTAAGTACAAAGATACAAAACAAGGAACTCAGCCCCTCTGATTTAAGTCCTGATTTGATAGAGCAGATTTACAAGGATATATCTCAACCAGCGAAAAAAGAATTTGGCAGAAAGTGGGTAGATTATGATTATAAAGAACCTAACAATCTTATCCAGAAATTTAAAAAGAACCTTTGGCAGTTTTCTTCTGCAAAGACCTTGGCAGAACTGGAAATGATAAACAGTCTTATTTTAGATAAAAACGGAAGAATTAAGCCCGAATATCAGTTTAAGCAAGACCTGCAGAAAATGAATTTTCAGTTTAATAGAAATTATCTTAATGCCGAGTACCAAACAGCCAAGCGTGGAGCCCAAATGTCTCACTTATGGACAAAATTTCAAGAACAGAGAGAATATTACCCCAACCTTGTTTATAGAACCGTAGGGGACAGCAGGGTTCGTCCAGAGCATGAAGCACTTAACGGAATAGTAAAGCCCATAGATGACCCATTTTGGAAAACTTACTATCCGCCGAATGGCTGGCGGTGTAGATGTACCGTAATGAATACCGCAGAAAAGGTTTCACAGGGAGAATTTGAAGACGAAAGTGTACTGCCTGAATTTAGAGGAAATGTTGCTGTAGATGAAGAAATTTTTACCTCTAAAGGCTCTTTTTTCAAACTGCTTAATAAAGACCACAAAGCCAAAATAAATGCCGAACTGATGAAATACAACATGCCTATGGACACCGCTTATCATGGAAAACATAAGAAAAAGGTATTCGTCAGTCCTTTTGCTGATGAAAATGACTTGGTAAACAATGTAGAAACCGCCATGGTTATTGTCGATAAATTAAAAACGGATGTGAAAATTAGGGCGCATATTGATAGTAATATTGTAAAAGGACACAAAAACCCAGAATATGAAATAAACGGAAAAATTGCTGACCGAAAAGAAGTGTCATCATACACTAGTATTAAAAGTAATTTAGAAACAGCTAAAAAACAAGGAAACCATAGTATTGTATATGATGTTACTAATTTTAAGGATTGGAAAGCGAATGAAATTACTAAAAATTTAAAAGGCAAAATAATGAATTTTAAGGATAAAGACTGGTTACACGAAATCTATTTTGTCAATGGAAACAAGGCTATTTCCTTTACAAAAGATGAATTATTAGACGATTATATTTCCATTATTAAAAAATTGGAAAGTCTAAAATCAACAAATCCCTAACCAAAGTCAGGGATTTGTTGTGGTAGCGGTAGGAGATTTCTCGCCTCCCGCAATGCAAATATACAAAAGTTTTTAAAATGCAAATAAATAACCTTTAAATTTTATTTAAAGATGTCTAAAAATGATTTTAAAGTACCTGATTTCAAGAAATTAGCAAAGGAAATTACCGAAGCTATTTATATTGTTTCAGAGGTAGAAGCCATAGCCTTTTTTAGAAGCTCTTTTGATAAAGGTGGATTCACTGACAGGAATTTCCAAAAATGGGATGATAGAGTTTCTCCAGATTACAGACCAGGAGGAAAACTGCTCAATGCTACAGGATTTCTTAAAGACAGTATAGAAACAGCCGATAAAGGCAGTAATTATATTACCTTCGGTTCCTACGCTCCTTATGCTAAAATCCATAATGAGGGCGGAATAATTCATGTCCCTGTTACTCAAAGAATGAGAAAATATTTCTGGGCAATGTTTAAAAAAACAAATGATAATAAATGGAAATACATGGCTCTTACCAAGAAAGACAGTATTACCTTAAAATTTCCTCAAAGAAAGTTTATGGGGGAAAGTGCTGCACTGATGTCTAACTTAGACAAAGAACTGAAAAGAATAATATTTGAAAAATTCAAAAAAATACCTAATCAATAATTATGGAAAACTGGACAAACCTTTATAAAGAACTGACAGAAATTTTACAGGATAAAATGCCGGAAATTCTCTGGATAGACCTTTGGCACAATCAGGTGAATTTCCTGCAAGATGAACATCCATTTAGAACCCCTGCCGTATTTCTTTCTTTTAGAACATTAGGAACGCAGGATTTGGGGATGTTGCAGCAAGAAATCAATTTACAGGTAGATTTTTATCTATTTTACGAAACCTTTGCTGATACCTATAATGGAGCCTTCAATCAAGAATCAGCATTAGAATTTTTACACTCAATGGATGAACTACATACCACCTTTCATGGATTGAGCGGTAAGAATTTTTCAGCCATGAGAAGAATTGGTTTTGCTCCAGAAGATACAGGAGGTGCTGGAAATCTGTACCGAATTTCTTTCAGCTGTATTATGCAGGATACAGGAGCAATGAAAGAAATGGAGGAAAGAGTAGTGACAGCACAATTGGTAAATGATATGGGAGACAACGAATTTGTTATAATCCCTTAAACCCTGTTAAACACTATATTCTCTATTGTCTTTTCAGATTTGAAAAAACGATGTGCTAATTCCGCTAAAATACGCTCCGTACTGTACTTGGGCTTTCCGTACTCCATAATCTCCGAAAGACGGCGGTATTCTGTACGGACAGCTTCATAGTGGCGCTGTGTAGAAAGGCGTTTGGGTTGTTTTATCTTCTGCATAATGCAAAAATAAAAAAACGCCAATTCTTTTACAAATTGGCATTTTTGAATAAAAAGTAATAAGTATAATCGTCAGATTTTAGTATAAATAACTTTGCTTTCTTCTGTGGTTTTGGCTAAATCTTCTGTAACAGCTACCAGACTAAACATTCCCTTTATCATTACATCTGTCCAGCCTTCCCCATAAAACTTTATTTCTCTTAAAATTTGATTGTGGTAGACTGCTAAAACATACCGCCCGCTGGGCTTTTTGGCTTCTATCTTATAAATACTTTCCATTTTACAATAGCTGTTGGTGTAACTGATTTCTGATGATTAAAAATGCGTTTTCTTCATAACTTCCAGAGGCAACCTGCCAATAAATAGAATATTCTGTAAGATAGCGGTAAAGAGCATCTGCAAAATAATACTTCATAGTAAAATTAAAAGGCTTTTTATTATTTCGTGAATTGATAGCCTTATGCAGGAGTTTTTCTCTAAGCTCTAAACAAATCGCTACGATGCTTTTCAAATGTTGCGGTTGTTCTTCAAACTTGATGTTATCAAGTTCCTGCATTAGAGAATTGATAACACATAGTTGATTGTAATCTACCTTAATTTTAATTGTATTTATCATATTAGTTCAAATTTTTATTTCTAATTGCCTTTCTCATCCAAGCTTTATTAAATGGTTTTTGTGATGATTTTTCGTTATTGTCTCTAAGTTTGCAGAGTTGCTGGTGTACTGCTTTCAATTCTTCTAGACTGCACAAAAAAAGTAATTTATGTACTGTACTTTTTGTCAGCATCCAAGTATTGAATTTATGCCAGTCATCCTGTATCATTCTGCCGTTTTTCTCTATCATTACAGGATAATGCAGACCTTCTTTGGTAGCAATAGACAAGATACAGCTTATCCAATATCTTTTTTCAGCTTCATTATCAATAAATTTAGCAGTATGTATTCTGTAAAGCTTATTGATTTCTTCCTGTGTAAGTTCATCTATAAGTGTAGTTCTAAAACCTGTAAATCCGCTGATTTCTATTGCTACATCAGATACAGAACGATTAGAAAAAAGCATTTTCAGTTCATTAAGTGTTGCCATTTTTCTTTATTTTTTATTATTATTTTCAAAATATTTCATTGATACATAGTGCATTAAAACACTTCCGACAACTGAGCCTACAAGATAAGTAAGCATCATATCTATACTGTCAAAATTCTGTACTACCTTTCTAATCACAAGGAGCCAGACTCCGTTACTCAGCACACTGGCAATAGTGTGATACATCAAGCTGCTGCTGTTTCTTGCCCTGCTCACAAGGGTAAAACTCGCATTCTGCAATACCACAAGGGCAAACATTTTTAGGATTTCCATTACTTTAATATTGTATTAAATTCAACATTTTTGGTATTATAGATATCTTCTAATATTTCTCTTATTGCATCTTCAAATGAGTCTGTTGCGAAATCTATAAACCCTCCTTTTCCATCATAAGCCGTTCCTTCATATCCTGTTAATGAACCTGCTCTAATAATTTCATATTCTTTTAATTCAAAACCTGCTGTATTTAATATCAGCTCAATAATTTGTTTCTTTGTCATTTTACACTTTAATTTTTTCTTAAAATTATCTTTTGTTCCGCCCGATGGCTCGAACATCGGTGCCTGCCTGTGCGGAAGGGTTTTGAGGATTACTCAGCATACATAGCTTTTACAGCAAACATACACGCCTCCTCTAATTTTGTCTGCGCAAGGGAAATAAGCCTTTGCTTTTCTCCACTTGCTGGAGCGGTGTTTTTATCGCTCCTCTGTTGTTCCAGCCCGTCTATGATTTCTGCGATACGCTTCCTTGTGGTCTCTACTATCATCGGCTCCATTTCTCTGTTTCTCAACCCACATCTTCTCTGTCCTATTGTCATTTTAAATTAGTTTTAAAGGTTATTTAAAGCGCTGAAAAATTAAGTGTTATTCCCTGCCATTTATTGTTTTTGTCTTTTTCGTAGGCTCTTACATATCGGGAAGTTCCTTCTACTACTTTGCATTTTTCCAGCTTATCAAATTCTTCTAAAATCTCTTGCGGATTGTCTAGTTTTTCTGCCTCTTTTCTAGCTTTGGTCAAGAGTTGAGGGTCGTAATCTCCTGCACTATTTTTCACTAAAATACTTTCTACAAAACCAAATAATTTAGGGTTGGTATCCTTAAATTCCTGTTTGATAATCTCTTTTATTTTATCAATATGCACTATTGCCTCATTGTTAAATCCAAGTTTATCAGCATATTCCAAAACTACTTTCTGTTTACCATCTCTTGTTTTGTAAGTGATTGTTTTGCTTTCTTTTGGTTCGCTTCCTAAACTTTCATACATTCTTTTTTGATTATTCAGAATAGCCTCTATTTGTAAGTCTTTCCAAATCCGCAAATCCTCACTTTTCTGGCGGTATTCTCCAACAATGGCATTTACCAGTAAATCAGTTTCTTTGTCGATTTCTTCCTTTCGGGCTTGTTCCGCCTCAAATTCTTCTTTCTTCTTGTGTGCCATTACCTGCTTTAACTCTGTGCTGGAAAGTTCTGTAATGGGCTTTTTTAGTAATTCTTCTATCGTTGTCATAATCTTTTATTTTTTTTGTTCTAATTTCTTTTTTAAAGTTTTTGTATGGGTCTGATGTCTTGCAGCTCTGGAGCAGGATTGCTATCACTACGATTGCGAGCATTCTATAAATCATCGATATCATCATAATAAAGGGTTATCAATAGAATAGATATGAATGAAGTATAAGTAAGGGTAACTATTCCCCACATTATATCTTGTCGCCAGCAAACAGCACTTAACAAAAACCCTATTAAAGCGATTAAAAGAGTGCTTTCCTTTCTGAATATATCAAACAATTTCAAGATATAAACAGCGTGGGCTAATAATAAAATCATAAATGTTGTCATTTCTTTTATTTTTATAAATATTCTTGATTTAATACACTATTGATTGCTGTTTTAGTTACTTCGTAGTCTTTATACTTTTCAAAGGCTCTGTCAGCTAAATCTTCATCTTTTATGGTCGTTTTGAATTTTGCCATTCCTATATCCTCCAATCTTACCCAAATAGTGATAATTTCGCGTTCATCTTTAGGTTCTCTAGTTATCAATACTTGTCCTTTCGGTGTGTTGTGGATTATTGCAAAATCCTCATTCTGTTTTTTCATATCTCTTTATTTTTCTAGTAGTTCTTTTTGTTTTTCTAATAATTCATCCAGCTGGTGTTGTAACTCTTTCCATTCGGCAAGGCTTTCGGCATCTTCCATCCGTGCCTCGGTCTCTTTTATCATTGCCTCTATTTCTTCTAAATTCGGCTCAAATAGTTCTGTCATATCTTTTTGTTTTTAATTAAATTCCGTTTGTAGTGCATATCCAAATACTTTGGCGAGTTTATATTCGTGTTTGTGGTCTTCTGGCTGAAAATCCATCGGTACGAATAGTGTTCTTTGTTTCAAATCCAGTTTTGCAACTTTTTTCTGTCTTACTTTTCTGTGCAGATAGTACCGCTGGTTATTCTGTTTCTTGGTAAAACCTCTCATATCATCTGTTTAAATTGGTTAAATTTTTCTTGATACATCTTAGCATATTCCGCAGTGGAAAGTTCTCCTTTTTTACTTTTGAAAACCCAGTATCTGTGTGCGTCTTCATCTTCTCTCAAAAGGGAGAACCCTGGTACTTCCCAATCTAGCATTTTCAAAACAGCATCCATCTTGGTTATCTTATCCCTTATACTCTTTGGAAGCTCACTGAAATACCTTTCACTCATTCCTCCTTGATGTAGGTGTATTCTTTCTTGTAGGGAAAGGAATTTAAAACAGCTGTCCAATCTTAAAATGTTAATGAAATCTATATCTATCATAGTTCTAATGTTTTAAGTAGTTTATCTGTTATCGGTTCATTGGTTTTTTCAGCTTCTTTAAAGGCTTCTTTGATAATAATTTCTAAATCCCCAAAGTTTTTAATTCTGTTTTTAAGCCAGTTTTGAGCGTTTTTAGAGGTTATTCCCAAATCTTCACAAATGTTTTCTATATCATCTGTAATATCATTGTCAAACTTTTCCCGAAGATTGAAACGGCGGGCGGTCTGTCTGAAATTCTGTTTGTTTCTTTCATAGCCATTTTGAAGAATTTTGTTGATGTCCATTCCCACCAGCCCGAATGCCACTTTGTTTTCCAGCCCGTCAGCAAGGGCTTTTATAATGTTGATATATCCGCTTTTTTTCTCAATATGCTCGGCTTCATCTATGATAAGCAGGGCATTGTCACATTGCTTTGTCAGCTTTTTTATCACTTCTTTGATGATTGTTCCTGCTGTACCGATGGTAGATACATCTACTGCTTCTGCGATGTTTTTGGCAAATTCCTTAGAGTTCTCTATTGCAGAGCAGGTCACTATGTAGGTTTCTTTGGGGTATTTCTTTTGGTATTCCCTGCATGCATGAGTTTTTCCTGCTCCTGTATCACCATCTATGGTAAATCTCAGCTTCTCAGTTCTTGCAGATTTTATCCTGTTGATGCTCTGCTTGAAATTGTAAGTATTAAAATGTCTCCATACTTCTTGTTTTAGAGGGTATTGGATAGCCTCACACAGCATTAGATAGTATTTGTCCTTGATTTCAGAACCTCCGTTTTTATTGGAAACTATCATTTTTCCTTGTGCTATGTGATTCAGATAAGAAGCGCCCACACCGCTTACACGGCTGATATCCGCCTGTGTATGCCCTGTTTCCTCCATATATCTTCGGAGAGCTTCAGGGATTTCCGTAGTTTTTTGGTATTCGTTTAGTATCATATCTATAATTGTTTAGTTAAAATTCAAAATCTCTATCTGCTTTTATCTTTTTGAGGCTTTTCTTACTTTTAGCTTTCTGCTGGCTGTTTTCCGCCTCTATCATTTTTTCATTGTAGCTTTCCTTGCTTCCCCCAGCTTTCATCTGGTGTTCATACGGAAGCTCACTCCATATATCCGTTAGATTGTTTAGGAATTCATCCGTTGCATATTGCATCTGCTCTTTTCGTTTTTTATGGTGTCCCAGAGCTTTTAGGCTTTCTTCATCCGCCTCCGCATGAGAAGAAGACGCTAAAACAGCAGGCGGACAGCTCATAATGAATTTGTCATCCAGTGTATAGAGGTCTGCCATTTCTTCTGTCCATACTATTTTTACAGGGGCATTTTTCTTGTATCCAGTAGCTTTGGCTATCATTTCCCCGCCGTCTCCCCAGTAATCTGGAATTTCAAACAGGTAGGATTCCCTGTATTCATAGCCCCTGGTCTTTTCTACTTTCACAAATCCCCGCATATAGCTTATATCTGCTTGGGTATGGTTGCCGTATATCCTTCTGATTATTCGGCTGTCTATATCTGCACACTTCGGGTTTTTATGCTCGAAGCGTTCATTAGGTGTACTTCCGTCTCGTAGTTTTCCTGCATTCCATCTCTCCACAATTTCCGAAAACTGCTCTATGGCTTCTTCATAAGTGGGCAAATCTTTTACATTGAAATAGTCTGGGTTAGACCGTCCCTCTATTCCTGCATCCCAAGAGGTGGAACCATAGTTAGAAAGTCCCTTTAAAGACTGTTTAAATAATCTAAATTCTGTTTCCGCAGGGTTGGCTTGTGAGTTACCCGCTTCTATTGTTCTTACTTTGTTAAAGACCATTCCCAAAAAGGCTTCACTGTTGCTGTCAGTAAAGGCTCCGTGGTTATCACTGATGAACTCAAACATCGTTTGATAGTTACAGTTCTTCACTGCCATTTTTACCGCCTCTCTTACCATTTCGGGGGTTTCCTTGTGTGAGCCTTTCTCCGCTACAGACCAGCCTACTATTTTTCTGCTGGCTACATCAGAAATCAGCATCACATACAGCTTCATGGTTTTTAGTTCGTTTTTCTTACCATAATATTTGTAGTTGATGGTTCCCGAACCATCTCCCGCAAATAATGAATGCGAATACTGCAGTTTTTTCTGTGGCACATAGGTCAAAAACTGCTTTCTGAAGTAGTCTTTGCCGTGTCTCTCTTTGGCCATCAGCATATGTTTATGAAATCTGGTCAGATGGTCACAGAATGTTCGGTAAGCAATAGGCTCAAAGCCAAATTCTCTTATCGCCTCACTATAGATATTCACATAAAGCTGTCTTATCGCTTCCTTACTGCTCCCAAAAGGATTCATATAAGCATTATACATTATCGCTTGATGGGCATCAAACTTGAATATTTCCCCAGTTTCTTCATCAAACAGCGGATATTTGCCTACCTTTCGGGCGTTGTCATTGTCATATCGCTCATTGATAAGGTAATCCCTCTGACCGAGCAGGTCTGCTGGGAAATTCTCCGTTTTTCTTCTTAAATAGGCTGAATTATTCACTTTCAGTCCCTCCAGCTGCATTTCCGCTAAAATATCCGTGCAGACAGCCAAAAAATCCTGTTTCCTTAGCAGTCCCAAGTTTTTATAACCGCCGTTTTCATAATTTTCTTTGATATAAAAAATCCACGCCTTAGCCTTGGCTAATTCTTTGGCTTTCTTAGGATTAAACAGCACAGGCGCATCGTATTCATAGTATCTGGCATCATCCAGATTTACCAGTGCTTTTACCTGCTGTTTTATCATGTCCTTTATATTTTCATTCAAAGCCTTTTTAGAGGTGTTTTCAAGCCCCTTTAAAGCCTCTTTCAGCTCCTCTGCTGTCCCAAACATAGAGCGGTAGTGCTTCGGTGCTCTGTCTGGGATATTGTCCAGACAATAGTAGAAGCCGTTGCCCGTTCTTGCCCATCTCCATGCCTTACCGCTGTCGGGTAAAAACTCCTTACTCTTTGCCAGGTCACAGGAACGGACGCTTTTTTTGTAGCGAACTTTGGATAATCTTAAATATTCATCATCAATCCCGCAGACTTCCATCACGAGGCGCTGGGAGAGCCAGAGCGTCTCCGTGCCGTCGGTTTTTCGTATGATAATGTCTGTGGGTTGTAAGTTCATTTTTCTTTAATTTGAAAATATTTTATTTCTTTGTTCCCGCTGGGGACCCGAACCCCAGTGTATGCCCTTCGGGAGAAAATCACTAAATTTGTGGTCTCAAACAAAAATTATAGTGATATGGCTTTTTATAAATCTGTTATGATGGTTCATGGCAAAAATGCAGATGCTCTGATGTATAGACTTTGGCATTTTTCCCAGTTATTCCCTTCATTTTCTTTTCAGGTCAATGGGCATTCTTTTACCATACTTTCTAATGAATCGCCCAAAGCCAATATGATTAAAGAATCTGGTGAGAATATTTTTATTCTTTTCTTTGATACCCACATCGAGGGCATGGAGAAGGATATGAAGATTCTAAATGATGTGCTTTCTCCTTTTTACGCTCCTCCTGTATTTTCTCTTGTTGATGAATCATAGCTAATTCCTTACAAAATAGGGTATAGGGCTTTTCTTTGCTTTTGCCTTGATAGTATTTTTCATAGACTGCCCTGATACTTTCTTTACTTGGGTTTACCTTTACCTCTGCATAGGCTGATAGTAGTGTTTCCATTCTAATAATAATTTAAAGACTTCATAAATTCTCTTTTGGTGGCCCTGCGGGTGCCTACATCACAGAGTCTTTGCCCAAACAGGTAGAGTGACTGCACCGCTATCGAGTTCTCTGGGTCATTCCAAAATCTGATAACTCTGGATACCTTTATACAAAGGATTTTGTGGATTAACTTTTTCATATCTTTGTTATTAAATATTATTGATTATGTATTTGTTAGCGACTTGTTATAATACCGAACGAGCTTCTGAAAAAGAAAAAACTCTTGCATTAAAGACGATTTGCGGGTATCTTGACATACCTTTGCAAAAAGTTCATTCCGAACGATTTCATCTAACTGTGGAGGGTAGTAAATGGCATCAGCTCTTGAAACTAAACGCTTTACAAAATTTCTGCGCTTATAATGAAATAACCTTGCAGTCTTTTCCGCTGTCCGTTTCTTCAGATGATTTTTTTGAATTCTTAAAATCACAGTCATAATTATTTACTTTACTAATTCTTCTAACTCTTTTTTAATTTTCAAACCTTTGCCTCTTATAGGTTTTCGGATTCCCCTCGCTATATCCCCTACATAGTT